TCTATTGATTCTGATAGGGCCTTACATTCATTTTTAGATATTATTCTTCATATTTTAAAACAAGCTAATTGCTATTCGACACTTTATTTTCAATAGTCAGTTTTTACTGATTTGGTTAGTAGTGAAAACATTTTAAGAAAATTGTTTATAAGTGAAAACAGTTTTTTTGATGATGATGATGTTTATGTAGATGGAGTTAGACAGACTGACGATGATGATTCATTAGAAGATGTATTAGAAAAGATACTAACTTATTTAGGGATGACTATAATTGCTGATTCTGATTCAGTTTATATTATTGATTATGATCATATTTATGGAAATTCTGGAAATTTAGATTTTTTCAAAATTAATATTGCAAATAAAGCAGAAACAACAGTAACTATTGATTCTAATCCAACTATTCACGGAACTGATTATGCAGAAAATGGACAATAGATTTCTTTAAGTAAAGTGTTTAATAAAGTTACTGTTATTGACAAATGGCATGAAGTAGATGATATATTTCCTGATTTATATGATGAAAAACATTTAACTAGAATATATCCTGTTGAAGAATATTATCCAACAATAATAACTCCCTTAAAAACTGATGTTATGCAATTTACAACACCTAATATTGGTGAAGATGGAGACTCTTACGGACTTTATAAGTTTTATGACCATGATTCAATAAAATTCTATTGTTATAATTCTGATGGCTCTGAAACAACAATGCAATAGAAAATGATTGATGATAATATTAAGAATGGGAAGCAAGCAGACCATATGGAATATGATGTGGTTGGACAACCTACTGGATGGGTAACTTATAATACTATATTATCTGGCGAAACAGGTAATGGCTGTTGTATTTGTTTTGTTAAAAATTATGACACTGACATATAGGTTTGGCCACCAAGTGATAACATCATGGACGTTATTTAGTTTGGTGAATATTTAGGACATTTTAGTTTTGACAAATATGTAGTATTTTGTTTAGGAAAAGATAAATCTAATAATACAACAAATTATTCAGACCTAAATAATAGTTACTATATACCAATGTTGAAAACAAAATTAAAAGCTCCAACAATTTTAGGTTCTGAAAATATGTATTTTGTAATTTCAGGGAGTTTTAAGTATTATGATCAAGCAAACCAATTTGGACTAGTTGATAAATACAAACGAAATAAAGACAGTTGGGACAAAACAAAATTTTGGATTCCTTGTGAATTATATTATCAAGGACAATATTATAATGGTAGAAATTGGCAAACTACTCAATGTAGATTTAAGCTTTATTGTACTGCAAATGAGACAGACCACTATGTAGGTAAAGATATGAAAATCCGTAATACAATGAGTTGGATGTATAATGTTAATGAAACTGGTTGTGCTATTAAACTACCTGGCTCTATTATTAATGATGAAAGTCCAATATTTACATTATTCAGGCCTGCAAGCCCTAATCCTAGTTATAGAATTGATTAGTTATGGATGAAAAATTTTAATATTAAGATAGTTGCACTTAATCAAGATTTATAGCAAGGCGATGATTCGGCAACTGCTTATACAAATATTATTGACTTGAACAATGTCGAAACACTTGATGACATTGAGTTTAAAGTTTGTACTTACGATTAGAAAAAAGTATCTGATAATGTTGTTGTTAAATTCGATAATAATACATATACTAATCTCGATACTGTTTATGAACCACAGATGAGTAATGTATTAGATATTGAACAATATCCTACTGGTTTAGCAAGATTTGAAGAGATATATTGCGCTAAAATCGCTAATCAATATAACCAACCTAATGTTATTCTAGAACTTGCATTAAATAAAAATTGGGGATTTTCTAGTCTTGTTCATGATAAAATCATCAATAAAGATTTTATTATTGACAGTAAATCAATAGATATAAGATACCAAACATTTAATTATAAACTTATTGAGAAACGATGAAAAGCAATGAAAATTAAAGTTTGATTAACAAGATGAAAATAATAAAATACAATATATACAACTATTCAAACAATAATGAAACAACTAAAACTACTGAAACTGTTCCTATTAATCCGACAAACTATGCACCTGAATATAATCTAAATGATCTATTTTATGTTCAGAATAATACACTATATACTACATTGCCAATTGCAAGTATTTAGGAATTAAGTAGTTAGATAGAAAATACATCTACCAAAGTTTCTAATATAACAACTAGTCTAAGTAAAATTAATGCTGATTCTACAGTTGAAGATATTGCTGAAGCTATTGCATAGATTAATACTGAAGAAGTTGAACCAGCTATTGATGCAAGTATAAATAATTAATTTTGAAATTAATAATTAATTTTAAAATAATTATAGAGATAAATAATTTACAAATGTAAGTTCTTACTTCCGTTTGTAAATTATTTATTTTACGTAAAATTGGTTATTTTTTAGTGATGAAAAGAGAAAATCCAGAAGATGTTTTAAAAAGAAATAAACTTAAACTACAAATATATTCTGCAGTTGGTTTAATAATTGTTGGTTGTGTATTACTTATTTGTTCTTTCTTTGTTCCACCAAAAGGAGTAATAGATTCATCTGTACTTGCAGCAATAGGTGAGATCTTCTGTTTTTCTGGTTCACTTTTCGGCATTAATGTAAACTACAAACTTAAACTTTATAAAGAAAGTGCAGAGTTTGAAAACAAAAATCTTGACGAAAAAGAACAATAAAGTTTTCTTTTTTGAAAACTTTTCATTAAAATATTTTTCAAAAGTTGTCTAAATAGATGACTTTTAATTTTTTTAATCTATATAGTTTCCCAAAATGGTCAAAATCTATATTTTTTGCAACTGAACTTTCGGCGCTATATCATAACTTTAATTCCTAGAAAATAGATAGCCCCGGGTATCTAACGGGCTAATAACTAGATAGTGATAATCTATATTCTTAATACTCAAATAGTTAGAAAATAAAACCTATTGATACTTAATGTACCAATAGGAAAAATTAATTTTAAATATATGATAAAATAAAGATTATATGTAATTTTTAATTATATATAGAGTTTATAAAATTGTCTATTTGTTCCTGATTAGGATATACTTTTTTGTTATCTTTTAAAATCTAAACAATAAAATAATTAATCTTTTGTATCTACTTATTTAGTTTGTCAATATAATAAAATAATAAACAAATAGTTGCTATTAATATTGTTATTATAATATAAATTATCATTTGTTATTTACTTTAATTTATATATTTATCTTTATCTTTATTTTGTCTCTTTAATTCATTAAGTTCTTTATGAATATCTGAATGGCATTGTTTACATACTGACATTAAGTTATTATAATCATAAGCTAACTACATTTTTTCTTCATAAGTTTTACCTGTAAGAAACGGTTGGATATGATGGATCTATTCTGCAGGTGTAATAATACCATGTTCTAAACATTGTTCGCATAATGGTTGTTTACTATAATATAATTCCCGAAGTTTCTTCCACTTATTTGAATTGTAAACTATCTAACTAATATTAGGTTCCTGTATTATCTATTGTTTCTTAAAAAGACCTTTACGTTTATACTATAACTAATGTTCTGCTCGAATATCTTTAAGACGTTTAATAGTTGGCATTACAACTCATATATTGTTTTGTTTATTTATTTTAAATTGTACTAAATAAACCTAGTTTATTTCTTCGTTCAAAATATATCTGCTACTTTTGTGTCATAATTTATTTAACAAAATGTTCTTATCTTTTTGTAATGTTCATTTGAAGATGAACATGACAAAAGTATAAGAATATAAACTATCTGATTATGAAGAAGTTAAACAAGAAATGTATTCTTTTATGTCGTGTTTCTACAGCGAACCAGGACATAGAACAACAAACAGAAAAAGTCAAACAAGAAGCTATTAAAGATGGCTTTAAAGAAGATGATTTAATTATTCTGGAAGATGTTGAAAGTGCCGTATTGTTAGATGAAACTGAACGAAATGGTCTTAATCAATTAAAAAGAATTATTGAAACTGACAATAATATATCTACAGTATATTGTTATGAAGTTTCCCGTATCTCTAGAAGACCTAAAGTATTATATTCAATACGAGATTTTTTAATTGAACATAAAGTACAACTTATTGTTCTAAATCCGTATATGAAGATGTTAAAAGATAATGGAACAATATCTGAAACAGCAAACATATTCTTTGGAATTTTTTCTTCTATGGCTGAAAATGAAGGCTATATTAGAAAAGCTAGAATGAAACGTGGTATTGAAAAGAAAAAATCTAGTGGAAAATATGCAGGTGGTTCAATAGCTATTGGCTATACTATTGATAAGAATGATAACTTTATTATTGATCCTGAAGGTGCTGCTATTGTTCAAAGAATATTTACGGAATATGTAAACGGAAAGTCGACAAGAAAGTTGGCAAGAGATTTACAAGATGAAGGTTGGAGACGTGAAAGTAACTTTTTAACTATAGTTCAAAGTGTATCTAATATATTACACCGCGAGTATTACACTGGTAATGATGGTAGACATCCTGCTATAATATCAATGGAATTATATAAAGCTGCACAAAACAAATGTTCTTCTAGTAGAGTTTATAATAGGAAGAAATACGAATGTTTGTTGTTGAAAGGTTTAATTTATGACAAAAAATCGGGTCTATTATTATCAGGTAATAGAGTAAATAAACAATATTATTGTAAACGAACTAAAGGTGCACCGACTATCAATGCTAATGTTATTGATCCAATTATTTGGACATTAGTTTGTAGATTACATGCTCAACGATTTGTTTTTGAAAGAGAGAAGTGGGTTGCTGATTTAGATTTGCAAATAGAACGTTGTGATAAAATCATCAATACCATGAAATCTAATATTGAAAAAGAATTGGCTATTAATGAACGTATCGAGGAAAGATACATAGAAGGACATATAACTAAAGATAAAGCAAATGAGTTAGAGAAGAAACACCATAAATTGATATTAGAATATTCTGAAAAATTAAAATCAACAGAAGAATTAATTGTAAAATTAAAAAGTGACAAAGTATCTTATAATTCTAAGATTGAGTATAGCAATATGTCGCTTTTTGAAAAGATTGATTTAGTTAATCAATGTATCAGTAAAATATTTATATCAAGAGAAAATAGATTTATTGCTAATCTAGAAGTTATGATGAAATGGGGTAATGTCTATTATCTAACTATTAATACTAGATTAAATAAAGTACTTAATGAAATAGAGAAGATATTACCAACATTGGGCTATGAAGAGTGTTAATTTCTTTAATTATATTGCAAAATAAAATTAGTAATTAAATCAGAAACTATTCTGATTTGTTGATTAATTCTAAATTACGGATTTTTTCTTCAAATTATTTTTCCGGTTCAAAAATCCACATTATCTTTGCAGTGTTCAATCAAATGAACAAACTTTTAAATAACATATTTGTTTAACCTTTTAAATCAAGTATTATGGCAAAGAAACTAAATGTCGATCAGATGATTGAGTTCATCGAGGCTAACATCAACGTTATCTCTGAGAAGAAGATGGAAGAGTTTCAGAAAATGACGGTTGAAGAACAGTACAAGAGAGTTAAGGCTCAGATTGCCGCTAAGAAGTTTGCAGCTAAGAAGAAAGAAGGGTTTGCGGCTCCTAAGACTAGCATGGTTGAGCGTGTACGTGACTTGTTCGAGAAATACGGTGTTTCCGCTGATGAACTTGATGAGGTTGCTGCGTTTTGTGTTTCTTATAAGAAAGAGATGGTTGAGAAGCAGATTAAGTCTCTTGATGAACAGATTGCTGAACTCACCGCACAACGTGAAGCCCTGAGTAAGTAAGTAACTTTTCTTTTCCTGAACTAAATTAGGTGTTAGATTAAGTTCTAGCACCTGATTTTTTATATCATCTTCATATTTGGCCCATATTTGGCCCGTATCGCGTTTTATCTTGTCAGGTAAGTAAATCTATATCTGAGAAATTCGGACGCGATACAGAGAGAATATGTGAGTTTTAAGAGATTTTCAAACTTTTGATTTATAACTCAATATTAATATTGAGTTCTTTGAAGTGGTGTATAATATTATAAAATATAGTGTTCTATATCACCTAAATAATGTTCAATATTGCCATTAAAGTGTTCTAAATATTATTTTAGGTGTTCATATTGAGAGTTAAATAACAATTTATCAAAAATTAAATTTTTTAAATTAAATAAATAAAATGAATAGGACAATAATTTACTGAAAATTAAAAATCCTATTCACCTAAAAATAATACATATTATTTATCATGAAAAATAATTTTACTGATTTATTATTATCATCTGGTATGACATCAGATGAATTACAAAAACAATTAGAGATAATAAAAGAAAAAGAAAATCAAAACAAATGGATTAAAGACTTAGATAGAGATTCAAGAGGTAATATTCTAACGTCACCACAAAATTACATGTGTTTCTTTGATAATGCACCTGGAATTAGTGGCAAATTAAAATATAATCTAATCAAAAGAAAATACATGATTGGAGATAAAGAATTTTCAGACGGGTTAAATGCTACTCTATTTAATCAGGCTTACGATTTTTTTAAAACATCAAACAAAACCAATTTTGATTCTGCAGTTAAACAATATTTCAATGAACATAGCTATAACCCGGTTATCGACTATTTAAAATCATTAAAATGGGATAAGGAAAACCGATTGGAAACGGTATTCATTGACTGGCTAGGTGCGGAAGATAGTAAACTAAACAGAGAAATGACAAAGAAATGGTTATTGGCTGCGGTTAAACGAATACTAATACCCGGTTGTTCTTTTGATAACATTATCGTTTTATATTGTCCAGAAGGTGGTGGCGGCAAAACAACATTAGTAAAAAGGCTCGGACTAAATTTCGGAAATGGAGAAGATAATTATTACAATGAATTAACAGGAAATGATATTTTAGATACAAAAAGAGCTGTTGAAAAAATGAATGAGGCTTGGATTATGTCATTTGATGAGCTAGATGGTCTAAACAAGAAAGACGTTAATATTATAAAAACTTTTTTGTCTGGTACTGAAGAAAAAATAAGATTAAGCTACGACAGGTTTGTTTCTACGCATAAAAGACATTGCGTTTTTATTGGTAGTACAAACGAAAACACGTTTCTTAAAGATTACTCAAGCGAAACAGAGAGACGTTTTTGGGTAATACCAATTACACGTACTTATAAGGACAATATTGTTTGGAATGGATTCACTAAAGAGGTTGTTGATCAGATTTGGGCTGAAGCTTATTACTTGCTCCAAAAGGATATTAATCAAAGTTTAGATTTAGATATTTCTCTATATGCAGATATGAGTGAAAAACAGAAAGAGTTTAAATCATACAATAATGATGTTGATTTAGATTTTTACAGGGATTTATTTAATCATGATTTTGTTTTAAATGAAGAAGGTAGTATTAGTAATTATCAAATATTTGAACAACAACTTAACGGTAATTATCCAACAAACACTAATGCTATTACCTGTAAATTATGCACTTTGCCGTGTTCATGGGTTAAACAATATATGCAAACTAAACATATAGATTGGAAAGGACCAAAATATATTGCAGCAGGTTGTAATATGTTATACAAGAATGCAAAATTTAATAATAAAATATGTAAATGTTTTGTTTCACCTAATAAACAAGATGCTAGATCTTATAAACAAAGTGATTTAATTACTGTAACCGGTAAAAATTTATTCGATTAATTAAACAGGCTGATTTATACAATTTACCTATAATTTACTTATAATTTACTTATTAAGTATCTTTATAATTAATTGATAATCAAATAATTTACTTAATTTACTTAATTTACTTAATAATAATAAAATTATTTATTATATTATATATATATATATAGGAGATTTGTAGATTTATAGGTAAAACGGTAAATTGTATAAATCAACTGTTTGAAAATCAACTATTTAATTTGTTTAATAGTTTACTATAATTTGGTAACCAAATTAGTAAAATTACTAAATTTATAAAGATAAGTGCTTACATTAACCATAAATTTAAAACTTAATGAATTTATTATGAAAGGTATTGATATAAAAAAGATGAGTGTTTCTTATTTCAGAAACTTTTATGACAAAGAAGATATACAGGTGTGTTTATATGATTGTTTAGTGACTATACCAGAGCATTTCAGTGAACAATATAAGCAGCTTCGTGCAATAGAAGATATAGCCTGGCAGAAGAAGCAGAAATTAAATTTTCCAATGTTTGTACCCAGTGCAATATGTGGTAAAGAAGATAATAATTTAGTGACCAGAAAACACGAGTATATTATTCGTAAAAACAATTTAATGGCTATTGATATTGATAAGTCTGATAACCCTACTTTCCCAATGGATATTTTGAAAACAGCAATGTTTAAATTAGATTATGTTTATTGTGTTTCTAAGTCTATTCGGGGTAATGGTTTGTTCGCAATTGTTGTTATAGAGGATACAGAGAAGTTTAAAGAGCATTTTGCTGCTATAGAAAAAGATTTTGCTGACGCTGGGGTAAGGATAGATTCGCAGTGCAAAGATATTACCAGGGCAAGGTTTTTGTCTTATGATCCTGATATTCTGATTAAATCAGATGAAGATGAGATTATTCCTTATGACAAAACATATTCAGAAATATCTGATTTTACCAGAAAGATTTTAGAACAGAGATATGAATATAATAGATTACGGGCTAGTGTATATAGTGAGGAACCAGGAAGATTAAAGAAAGTTGTAGATTATTATTTTGACAATGATTTGTTTGATTGTTCAGGTGATTATGGTAGTTGGATTCAGGAAGCCGGAAGATTAGCGAGTTTGGAGGACAAATTAGGTTACAACTATTGTTTAGACAAATTTGTTTATTTCAGTGAGAGAATACCAGGGTTTAAATCTATTACGGAAGCCGAAAAGAAATATAATAGTTTAAGGGCTGGTTCAATAGGAAAAGATTTTTCAGGGTATTATTTTAATAAAGTGAAAAAATATATGGGAATGGATTTTTCAAATTTGATAAAAAATTTCAGAGATAAATAAAATAAAATTAAAAAGCAAAAATTAAAGTAAAGTAAAATTATGGCAAGAATTTTGAGAACACACGAAGATTTTTGGAAAATCTTATTATAGACAAATAACATTATCGGAGAAAAGAATATTGAATAGGCAATAATTCAAAAAACAAAATTAAGTCCGAAAGTACAAATTAATTCAGAAGCAAATTGTGAAATGCTTAATGATTTGTTTGATGAAATAACAAGATTAAGAGAAGAGAATTTAATTTTAAAGAATATTATTTTGAGACATGAAGAAACAGATAATTGATTTGATATATTTCATATATTATTTTTTAAAACTTTTTATATTTAGTAAGTTTAAAGTGAGTTTCGGTTCGTGAGAATAGAACTCACATTTTTTATAATAAATAATAAAATTAAAGTTAAGAAATGAAGAACAATATAACTTATAATGCAGATTGGAAAAAACTCAGTAAGAAAATATTAGCAGAAAGGCGAAAATGCGAATTGTGCAAAATTCGTGGAATAGACAAAGATTCAGAAGAAACGCACCATATTTTTAAATTTGCCGAATAGTTAGAAGAAGATTTAGCAAAAGAATTAATGTTAGATGAAGATAATTTAATTGCAGTTTGCAAACAATGCCATAAACACATACACAAACAGAATTGGTATTTATGGCCAGAACAAAGGAATTATTTAAATTAGAGAAAGAATGAAATAAGTTAGAAGTATTTAGATTAGGGAAAAATAGTATTATGGGTTCCTGATTTAACAGGTAGAGCAAGAAAACAAAAATCATTTATTGAGGCACCTGTTTTTAAGTGATTTACTAGAAAATGCTAAAAACTAAATTTTTTCTCATAGCAAACAGACTTTGGCGCAATACTTGCATATAAACTACAAACGAAACAAAATTATTAATTCTTTAAATTTTTAAGATTATGGCAAATACAGAAAATTTTGATGTTGTTTATTCGTGTGTAAATTTCCCCTTGTATTTTTTGGGTTTTTATCAAGTTACTCCTCAAAATTATGGTTTTGATGATCGTGCAGAAGAACGAGTTAAAAAATTGATTGAGCAAATTAAGGCTGGGAAGAAAATTTTGATTTTGAGTACCAGGATTGATGCACCCAAAACTCAACTTGATAAACTAGTTAAAAAAGTTTTAAGTAATATTGGTAATGTTGAAGAATTTAATAATACTAATATGCAACTTTATCATGATTTGCATCGTCAATTTATCAAGGATCATCTTTACTATAAGTTTGTACAGAATAAGAAAAGATTAGTTGAAATGATTTATAATGCTTGTGATAATTATGTTACTGAAGATACAGAATTGTATTATTGTGATTATATTCTTGACACACTTATGAAATCAGAAGAATAAATAATTAAATCTTAAATCTATACCATGAACCAAACTAATTCATCTAAGAAATATAATTTTACTATTGCAGAACTAACAAAATCAGCAAGTGCAAATAGATTGAAAATAGACAATACACCAGGACAAGTTATAGCTGAAAATCTAAATAGATTGATTAAAGAAGTGTTATAGCCGATTAGAGATGCTTGGGGTTAGCCAATTATTGTTACTAGTGGTTATCGGTGTGAGAGATTAAATAAAGCTATAGGAGGTGCATTAAATTCAGATCATAGATTCGGGTGTGCGGCTGATATAAAGACAGTTTCAGATACAAGAGAAGACAATAAAAGATTATTTGATTTGATTGTTCAAATGTCTAAAGATAAAGAAATAGTTTGTAGATAGATTATTGATGAATATAATTATGATTGGATTCATGTCTCAATAAATAATAAGTATAACAAATATAAAGAAAATTAGATTTTACATATAAAATAAATTTTGATTCTACATAAATTAGACATTCAAAAATTTTTCTTTAGCCATACATAATAAATTTTTGTTTTTCTACTGAAACTCCGAAAAAGTTTCAGTAGTTTTTTTATCATTAATCTAAACTTTTTCCATAATTCATAATACCATAATTGATTTTGAAATTTAGAAATAAATTTTGAAAGTGAGATTTTTGAAATGTTTATTTAAAAAAATAATAATTAAAAATTATAAATTAATATTATGAAAGAAAAATTTTTGAAAGTAGAAAAGTGTTTCTACAATTATGGTGAGAATTGTATTTTTGTGTGTTTTGATGAAAACAACCGTATTATTGAAATTCATGATACGGGTTCCGGAAAAAGTTTTGAGAGATTTATGTATTATGAAGGTGAAGAAGAAGTTTTTAGTGAGTTCTTTACTACAGAAAAATGTTCAACTAAATTACAATTATTAGCTGATACTTTCCTTAAAAAGTAATTAATTAAAGGGGATTTCAGAATTTCTGAAATCCCCCTAAACTTAATAAACTTAAAATATGAAAACATTAATACATAATATTTATCTTGATAAATACATTAATTAAAATTAATAAAGAACAAACCATGCAATTAAATTTAAATGATTATAATGATGAAACAAAATCATTTGCAAAAGCAATTGTTTCTTTTTTATCTGAAAAATTGGGGCAAATACCAGAGACTTTTAAGTATTCGTTGGACATTTTACTAACTAATTATTAGGTTTGGTCAGAGGCTAGATTAGATGTTCTTCACAGAGGCGCATTAATTGAAGTTAATGGTGAAATTAAGAAAAATCCAAGTTATAAAATATTGAATGATGCACAGATCTTTCTAAATAATCAATTAAAGTCCTGGAGCTTAGATTTGAAATCATTAAAACAATTAGATTCTTTTAGTGGTTCTAATCAAACTGATTTAATGCAAATTCTTAATGATTTAGAAAATGACTGATATAATTAATACGAAATATTACAAATATGCAACCGATGTTCTTTCAGGTAAACAGTTAGCTTGTGAATATGTAAAATTAGCGGCTAAACGATTTTTTGATTTTCTACAAAATCCCGATTTTGAGTTTAGACCAAAAATCGTTAGAAAATTTGTAAAATTTTGTAGATTATTGAAACAGTTTACTGGCGAATTTAATAATAAACCACTAATATTAGAACCTTGGCAAGAATTTGTTGCAGCTAATATATTTGGTTTCTATTACAGAAATACTGACAGGCGTGTTACAAGAAATGTCTATATTGAGATTCCAAGGAAGACCGGTAAAAGTTTATATGCTGCTGCAATGGGTTTATATTGTTTAATTGCTGATAATGAACCAAATGCAGAAATAGATGTTGTTGCTACTACGTCTAAACAAGCTGGGATTGTTTTTAATATGTGCAAAAACCTTGCTGATTCAATTGGTGGACGAGAATATTTTAAAAAATACAGAGATTCATTAAGATTTTTACCTAGCAAAGGTTTGTTACAAGTACTTTCTTCTGATGCAGGTTTACAAGATGGTTTTAATCCGTATGTCTTTATTTGTGATGAAACCCATGCGTATCGAGATTCGGCTTTATATGATGTTTTAAAATCAGGTCAAGGTATGAGAAGAAATCCTTTAGCTATATGTTTGACAACTGCAGGTTTTTTAATTGGTGGTTTTTGTCACACAATGAGGCAAGTTAATATAGACATATTAAAAGGTTTGAAAACAGATGATTCACAATTTTCAATAATTTATACTTTAGATCCAGAAGATGATTGGAGAGACCAAACTTTATGGAAAAAAGCAGCTCCAAATTTAGGTGTTACTGTTAAATATGAATATTATTTAGAACAACTAAATCAAGCTAATAACAATCCGTAGTTGGAAATTTCTACTAAGACAAAACTTTTTAATATTTGGTGTTAGACAAGTTAGACATGGATTCCTGACAAATATATTACTGATTCAATGTAGAAACTTACTTATGATGATTTGGCTAAACAGACGTATTATTGTTATTAGGCAATAGATTTGGCGAGTGTTGGAGACTTAACAGCAATGGCGACAATGACATATAATGAAGATACATAGTTGTATTATTTCAAGGTTGAGTATTTTGTACCGGGAACAGCATTATCTGAGGCAGAGAATAATTTTATCTATTCTTAGTGGTATAAAGAAGGTTATTTGAATGTCACACCAGGGAATGTTACTGATTATGATTTTATTTTGAAAAGACAGTTAGAGATAAATAAACAGATTCAGATATTTAAGTGTTGTTATGACTAGTGGAACTCTACATAGTTTATCATAAACGCGACTGCAGCAGGTTTGAACATGATTCCTTTTAGTTAGTCTCTAGGTTCATTTAACAGACCAACAAAAGAGTTTGAGAGATTGATTTTAAGTGGTAAAATTATTTTAGATTATAATCCTATTACACGATGGTGTTTTCAAAATGTGGCTCTAAAAGAAGATTATTTTGAGAATGTGAAGCCAGTAAAAGGTTCAGGACAAGAGAACAAGATTGATGGTGTAATAGCTATTTTACAAAGTTTAGGAGGTAAATTATTTGATGAATTACCCGATGTTGATGTGATTAGTTGATAAATAATTTATATTATTTAAATTTTATATTATTTTGTATTATGAATTTCCGCAATTTATTTAAGGGTTTCAACTTTGAAAAGAGAGAAAAGAGAGAAAAAGGTGGATTAACTTATGTCTCTAATGCAGTATAGGCATTTGGATTAGAAATAGTTGATAAAGATGTTACACCTTTAGCATTATCTGCTGTATATAGAGCAGTTACGTTAATTTCAGAAACATTAGCATCTTTACCTTTTTCAGTAAAGATTAATAATGATACTAATTCAAATTTAGTTTCTCACCCATGCAATTTAATTTTCAATAATAGAACTGATTCTAATTTAACTTTTTTTGAATTGATTAGACAGTTAATTTAGTCTGTTTTATTGTATGGTGATGGATTCGCTTATATTTACAGAGATAGTGATGGCAACGCTAAGAAACTGAGATTTTTACCTTATAGTTCAGTAAGTATTGAATATGATGAAATTAAGGACATTTTATATTATAAATGTACTAATATAACTAAATCAAGAATAGAGCCGCATAATATGATTCATTTGAAGAGATTTACTAAAGATGGTATTCATGGTATAAGTATTGTTAGATCTGCTTGGCGAACATTACAAATTTCTTCTTATTCAGATTCAACTGCAAAAGAGTATTTTAGCGGTGGAGGTTCTAAAAAAGGTTATCTAAAATCATCAGTACCAATTTCAGCGGAACAAAAAAATCAGGCTATTGCAGATTGGAATGCTGCTTATGGAAAATATGGTTCATCAGTTGCAGTATTAGGTAATTCATTAGATTTCACTCAATTAACTGATTCCGCAGCAGATTCACAGTTATTAGAAAGTAGAAAATTTAATGTTGAAGAGATTGCACGGTATTTCGGCATTAATCCGGTTTTGTTAGGTGATTTAAGTCATAGTTCATATTCTACTATTGAAGCCAGTTTATTGCAATTTTTAAGTTAGACACTTTATCCATATATCATAATGATGGAGCAAGAGTTTACAAGAAAACTATTAAGGCCTAGTGAGATTAATTTATCAATTAACATTGATGAGACAACAATATTACTTACTGATAAATTAAGTTTGGCTAATTATTATAAGACAATGATTAGTTCAGGTATATTATCTATTAATGAAGTAAGAAATGATTTAGAGTTGGGTGATATTGATGGGGGTGACGAGCATTATTTGCCATATACAGATTTAAGTTAGAATACAGTTGGTAATACAAATAAAAATCAAGAAGATTAGAATGAAGATTCTAATGCAGAGATAAATAATAAAAGTTAACTTAAAATTTAAGATTTAAATCATGATTCAAATTTACGACAATTCAGACGCACAAATATATTTGCCATACTATATTGCAGGGATTGATTTTGGAGAAAATTCAAAATTAACCTGCAAATTTTATACTGTAAATACAGATAATTCTTTTTCAATTAGCATGACTGCTAATCCTGCACCAGTTTACGTTAATATTTCTGGTAGCGAATTATCTAATATGGAGAGTGGGGTTTTAAGGTGTTTGTTAACATTATCACAACCGAACAGCGATTTTTCAGATGGTTTTAATGACAAAACAAACGTCTTTACTACAGAGTTTTATTATAAAAGAAGTGCTAATTTAGAAAATAATTATTACACTAAATCAGAGACACAGCAAATTATTGATGAATTAGAGGCAACAATAGCGGCTGAATATCCTGATTCAGTTGAGGTTGAAACTATTATTTCAGATAATTTATCTGATTATTACACAAAAACAGAGGCTGATAATCGTTTTGTCCGGATTGAAAATCCAACTGGTGGAGGTGATATTAATTTTATTGCTAAATCTTTATTAATAAATCCTTGGAAAATCTATGCTGATGAGAATGAACCGCAGACATTGAAATTCAGAAATATAGGTTCAGGAAGAACAATTAATTTACCGCAACACACAAACGGAACTTTGGCTCTTACAAGTGATTTCTATTCAAACACTTAGATAGATAATTTATTGACGAATAAAGCAGATAAAAGTCAATTTGTTACTTTGACTCAAAGTGAATACGATAATTTAACAACAGTTGATCCTAACAAATATTATTTTATTGTTGAAGAGTAAAAAGAAAAGAAAATATTTTATGATTTATAAGAATAATAAATTAGTTGTTAATCTATTACATGGAAATAAAATAATAGATAAAGTTTATAAGAATAATTTAGTTGTTTATCAGAAAAATAAAACTGATAAACTACCAAATTATTTTAAGATAACTGCATTAGAACCAGGTACTATTAATTTCAGTAAAACAGATAAAGAACTTTATTGGTCTACAAATGGTAAATCATGGACTTTATCACCAACAGATGAAAGCGCTATTTCTGTAGAGGCAACTACAGGTACTAATTTATATCTGAGAGGAAGTAATACAATATATGATTATAATCAAAATGGAGCATTTACTATAAGTACTTGTAACTATAATGTTTCAGGTAATATTATGTCTCTATTTTATGATGAAGATTTTGAAGATAAAGTTAGTTTCCCTGTAAATAATTCTTATATACTTAGAGGATTGTTTAGGAATGATACTCACATAATTAATGCAAAAGATTTATTATTACCAGCAACTACACTCGTGTCTAATTGTTATAATAGTATGTTCTAGAATTGTACAAATCTAACTACAGCACCTGAATTACCTGCAACTACACTCACTAATTATTGTTACTACGATATGTTCAATGGTTGTAAAAGTCTGGTTTCAGCACCTGAATTACCTGCAACTAAACTCGCTAATAGTTGTCATCGATCTATGTTCTAGGGTTGTAAAAATCTAACTACAGCACCTGAATTACCTGCAACTACACTCACTAATTATTGTTATCGATCTATGTTCTAGGGTTGTACTAATTTAAATTATATCAGGGCAATGTTTACAACTACCCCTTCATCTACGTATACACAAAATTGGGTTTCAGGTGTTGCTTCAACAGGGACATTTGTTAAGAATTCAGCAGCTACATGGGATGTAACAGGTACTAGTGGTATTCCAGAAGGGTGGACAGTTGAATTAAGTTCTAATTGATTTAGATTCTTAATTTTTCATTTTTTCACAGATAAATAATTTAAGTTTTTAAATAAGAAAATTTAATTGAAAATTTAATCAGAAATTAAAAATGGATAATTTAGAAATTAGAAGTAACACTGAATTAATAAAACGTGATTCAGATGATAATTCACGTATGGTTTACGGTAAAGCTATTTCTTTTGATTCATTATCTGAAGATTTAGGTTTTAGGGAAATAATACATAAAGACGCTATAAATGAAGATTTAATTAATAGTTGTGATATATTTTGTTTATTAAATCATGATTCAGATAAAGTATTGGCTAGATCTAAATATGGTAAGGGTAGTTTAAAACTTGAATTAAAAGATGATGGTCTTTATTATTCATTTAGAGCAAAGAAAACTAATTTAGGTAATGAATTACTTTCTTATATTGAAGATGGTGATATTACGGGTTCTAGTTTTGCGTTTTATGTTTCAGATGAACCAGGATCTGAAAAATGGACAAGAAATGCAGATGGAAATTATTTAAGAGAAATAAACAAAATTGGTGGTTTAGCTGATGTTAGCCCGGTTTTTTGCCCTGCTTATGAAAGTACGTCTGTAGATAAAAAAACTAATTTACGATCTAAATCAGAAGCATTTAATTCTGTTAAAGAAAAAGCTGAAAAGTTAGACAAAGAATTAGATGAATTATTAAACGAGATTGAAAGTCTGTAAAACGAAAAAATTAAATTAATCGAAAAAATGGGTTTATTAATTGCAAACGATAATTTACTTACCGCATTAGGTATTACAAATAAAGAACAATTTGATTAGACTTTTGCTGATTTTAGCGAATTTGAAACTTTTGTCGAAAAATGTGGATATGAATATGATTTCGATGAAGAAGGTAACTTAATTCTAATCACACCTAAATCAAAAGAAATAAATACGGGAATTGTTGTAAAGAAAGACTATAGCAAAATACCTTTCTATATTGAAGCATTAGAAGACTTAACTTTAACTATTTAGCATAGAGGCTCTATGACTTTAAATTATAGTTTTGATTAGATAAATTGGACTGAACATATTTTTACTAATAGTAATGGAGTAGAAAACATTAATGTTAACAAAAATCAAGTTCTTTATTTAAAAGGAAATGGTAGAACTGTAAATCAAAATCATATGTTTTTCTCTTTAAATCGATTTAATGTTGGGGGTAATATATTAAGTCTATATTATATGGATGATTTTATTGGATAGAATTCATTACCAGAAAATACAATTGGTTTTCAAGGATTATTTAGTACAGCGGATGGTATACAAAATCCTGAAAAAACAAACTTAGTAAGTGCAAAAAATCTTGTATTACCAATAAATTCTATAAATTGTTCCCGTATGTTCAGAGACTGTTATAATTTATTTGAAGCGCCTGAATTACCTGCTACGATATTAACACCGTATTGTTACTCTGATATGTTCAAAGGTTGTACAAGTTTGCTTTCAGCACCTGAATTACCTGCAACTACACTTGCAGATTATTGTTACGATAGTATGTTTAAAGGTTGTACAAATTTAAATTATATCAAGGCAATGTTTACAACTAATCCTAAACTAAACAGTTCATATAAGTATACACAAAATTGGGTTAATGGTGTTTCACCAACTGGAACATTTGTTAAGAATTCAGCTGCTACATGGAATGAAACAGGTAATCATGGTGTTCCATCTGGTTGGACAGTAGAATTAGCAGATTCTTAATTAAAACCATAATTAATTTCCGTAATTTCTTAATTTCCAATGATAAATAAACAAAAAATTTAATTTTCTAAACAAATGAATTCGGTAGAGATATTAGATAAAAAATCGGTTTTGAAGGCTCGTTGTAAGGAGATAATTTCTTTATGTAAACAAGAGATTCGAGACATGACAGATGAAGAGAAAACTGAGTTTGAAACTAATAAGTTAGAGATTCGTAAATTAAATTCTGATTTAGATGAATTGAACAAACGTCTCGCTGATTTAGATTTAGACTTAGAAGATAAGAATAATAAAGAAGATAATAAAGAAGATAAAATAGAAAACACAGAAAAAAGAAATATAAATCATAGTGCTATGAAAAAACAATTTAGTTTATTGAAAGCTATTAATGATATAGCTAATAATCGTTCTTTAGATGCAATTTCAGAAGCAGTTGTTAAGGCAGGTGCAGAGGAAATGCGTAAAGCAGGACAAAGTTTTAGCGGACAAATTCAGTTGCCAGTTGAGCAGCGTGATATTGTTACTGTAACCTCTGAACATGATGATGTTGTAGAGACTGAGTTCCTTGATTTGCTTGGTCCTCTTCGTGCTAAGAATGTTCTTGTAAATGCTGGTGCTAAATATTTAACTGGTCTTGTTGGCGATGTTCAGATACCAATTATGTCTGCAACCAATGTCGGTTGGGAAGGTGAAATTGCGCCTGCTAAAGATGGAGCTCCTACATTTAATTCAGTTAAGTTGCAACCTAAGAGACTTACCGCTTATATCGATATAAGTAAATAGTTCCTGGTTCAAGATTCAATTGGTGCTGAAAATATGATTCGTCAAGACATTATTGCAGCTATTAATTCAAAACTTGAAGAGACTATTCTAAGTGATGGAGAAGCTACTGCAGTTAAGCCTGCTGGTATGTTCAATGGTCAAACTCCTGAAACTATTACAGATTGGGCTTCTGTTTGTAATTTTGAGGCTAACTTAGAAGATGCAAATATTCTTGGTACACCTGTTTATGTAATGTCTAACAAGGCAAAAGCTGTTGTTCGCTCAATGGATAAGGGTGGCAAACACACTGAGCTTGTATATGAAGCCGGTGAACTTGACGGAACCAAAGTTTACAATACTAGTCATGTTGCTGATAAACTTGCTATTTACGGAGATTTCTCTAATTTAGCAATTGGTCAATGGGGTGCAATTGATTTAACTGTAGATCCTTATACTAAGGCTGCTGATGGCCAAGTACGTTTAGTTGTTAACGCATTTTTTGATGCTAAAGTTATTCGTCCTGAGGCATTTGTTTACGCAAATTTTGGTGAGTAATTAATTTAATAAATAAATAATATAAGTTGGAATTATGGAATTATTAAGATTATATTTTTTGATTCCAATAATTCCAACTTTTTAAAATTAATTATTTAATCAAATGAATTTCTTAACTTTAGATTAGATAAAGAAACATTTAAACATTGATGATTATTTTCATGATGATGATAGTTATTTAGTTGATTTAGGTACTGTTTCAGAATTAGCAGTTGAAAAACATATTGACTATTCATTGACAAAATTAGCTGAAAATAATGGTGGTCAATTGCCTGCACCTTTAATTCATGCAATGTTATTAATGATTGGTACTTTTTATCAGAATAGAGAGAGTGTAGCATTTGCAAGTTCTAGCCCGATTCCTTTGGCTTATGAATATTTGATTGCATTATATCAGAATTATGCTCCAGAACCAAAAAATTAAGATATCTGCAAAATGAGAAGTGGAAATTATCGAGAGAAGATTAAAATTTTAGTTCCTGAATTAACAATTAATGATTTTGGTGAAAAAGTATAGGATTATAAATTACTTTTTGAAACAAGAGCAAATGTAAATTATAATTCGGGTTCTCGTTATGTTGTAAATGATGAAGTTTTTAATGATTACACTAAAACATTTACAGTTAGAATTTATCATACAATTAATGAGAAAATGTTAATCTTATGGGATGAAAAAAGATGGAGAATTACCTCTATTGATAAAAACAAAATTAATCAAGAATTAATAATTCAGACGGAATTATTTAATGAGTAAAATGGATTCTGGTTTACAAATAGATACTAAAGATTTAATCAATAAATTTAGGCAATTGCAGGGGAAAGAAAAAGATAAAATTATTCGTTCTTCTGTAGGCAAAGCATTAAATGTAATTAAGCAAGAAACTATTAAACAAATTTCTGCTAAAGGATTACCAGCTAATAAACCAAATGCAAGATATGGTTTTACATTGGCTGACGGTGTTACTATGACAGTTTATAAAGATGGTTCTGGAGGTTCTGTTGCAATTATGAAAAACTATTTACTTAGATTCCTTGAAAAAGAAACATAGGAAAGAAGTTATAAATCTAAAAATGGTGTTGAACATAGAACAGGAAAAATTAGCGGTAGGTATTTTTTCAGAGATGCAATTAATCAAAGTTAGGGAAAAGCGATAAATATATTAAATGAAAATTTAAGTTCTGGTATTGAAAAATTATGGAACAAAAAATGACAGGAATTTCAATAATAAGTTATATTTACAGAAATCTAATTAACAATTAGGAATTAGATAATTATGTTCACAAAAAAATTTATCCGCTTGTTGTTGAAGAAGGGGTAAAAGGCAATTATATTATTTTACAAAAAACTAATGTAAATCCTATTTACAATAAAGATTGTAGTATAGATAATATTAGTTTTAGTGTTATTATATATTCCCAGAATTATAAAGATAGTGTTGAAATTGCTGAAATAGTTAGGAGCGTTTTAGAAAAATTAAGTATGAAATTAGAAACAGTTTCAGAAAATTTTAATAATGATTTGTATTATCAGCAACTTAATTTCACTACAAGATATATAATGAATTAAATTGAAAATTTAAAATTAATCTAGATTAAAAATGAACGCTGATTAGACAAAAATTATTGAAGGTAGTAAGTTAATGCTATTCATTAACAATAAGTCAATTGCTATGGCTACTAACCATACTCTTAGTTTATCTGCTGAAACTACAGAAATTTCTAATAAAGATTTGGGTTCAGGTGATTGGACAGCAAATTCAATACGTAAATTCAGTTGGGAAGTTTCTACTGAAAACATGTATACTGTTTCAGCTTACAAGAAACTATTTGAATTGATGATTGCTAAACAGCCCGTAAACGCAATTTTCTCTGTTAGAAAAGATGATATGGTTCAAGATAGTTCAAGTTATTTCGCTGATTGGACTTGGAAATATACGGCTAGTAGTGGTTCTTTATTGACATTTGATCAAGAATATTATACAGGTAAAGTTATTATTACTAGTTTGGATGTACAGGCACCAAATGATGATAACGCAACTTTCAGCTGCACAATGACTGGTACAGGTAGTTTAACTTATTACAGTAACATAAATGATCCAGTAATACCTGTACCTGAACCTGAACCTGAACCTGATCCAGTAGACCCTGATAATCCTTAAAATTAAAAAATAACAAATAAATAATTAAATCAAAAAATAAAATTATAATATTATAATTATGAACGCTGATTAGACAAAAATTATTGAAGGCAGCAAATTGATGTTATTCCTTAATGGTAAATCAATTGCAATGGCTACTAACCATACTTTATCAATAAGTGCTGAAACTACAGAGATTTCTAATAAAGATATTGGTTCTGGTGATTGGACTGCTAATAATGTAAGACGATTCAGTTGGGAAGTTTCTACTGAAAATATGTTCACTGTTTCAGCTTACAAGAAACTATTTGAATTAATGTTAGCAAAACAACCTGTTCATGCTATTTTCAGTGTAAGAAATGGTGATGAACTTATTCAAGATAGTTCAAGTTATTTCGCTGATTGGACTTGGGAACCAGATGAGTTTACTTTATCAGGTGATGTTCTTATAACAAATATCGATACACAGGCACCAAATGATGATAATGCAACTTTTAGCTGCACATTGACTGGTACAGGTGAATTAAAATGGACTGATCAATAACCTTAATAGTTTCAGTAAAAAGAATTAAAAATTTGAAGATTTAAATTAGTTTTAAAGTTTAAAATTTTCATAAAGGTTTCTTTATTAATTCTTCATTTTTTACTTTAATTTTAATTAACCGGGAAATTATTTTTTCGGTTAATTTTTCGTCTAAATAAATATATAAATTAAAGTTTTATTTGAAGATGAAGACAATTACAATTAAGATTGCAGATAAAGATTATAAGTTAAAATACACGATTAGATCTTTATTTTTGTTTGAAAGAATTACCGGTAAAACATTAAATATAGAAACATTTGCTGATTAGATAACTTTTTTCTATTGTTTAGTATTGGCTAATAATCCTGATATGAGTTTAACTTTTGATTAGTTTGTTGATGCTATTGATAATCAAGAAATTAATATAGATGAGTTACAAAGTTTTGTTAATGAAGAACAACAAAAACAAAATGAATTAAGAAGTAAGATTGACGAAAAAGATAAAAAAGGTTCAAAAAAAAAGTAACAATTAGTGAGATTTATTCAGTATTAGTTTTGCAATGTGGAGTAAATCCGAGTTATGTTTTAGATGAAATGAGTTTCTATGAATTAGAAACACTAATGGAAAATCTATATTTGATTAATCAGCAAGAATGGGAAATGGCTAGAAATTTAGCTTATTTTATTGTTCAACCACAGAGCAAACACAAAATTAATCCATAGAAATTAATGAGTTTTCCCTGGGATAATGAAGATTAGAAAATTAAAGGCGCTAGTCATGGTAGAATTAGTGAAGATGTGAAAGAATAGATGATGTTAGAAGCTAAATATTTAGAAGAAAAATTAGCTAATTAGAAAAATGAAAAACAGAAAAGAAAAGCAGAAAACAAGTAAATATCGAATTGCCGCAATTAAAGATGGACAAATAATTAAGATTTTTGATGATGTTTATTAGGTAAAAGAAGTAGGTATTTATTACGAAATAATTCAACAATGTTTATTAAATAATATACCTGAATATAAGGGTTATAAGTGGAAATACATTAGAGAAAATAAAACTATTCTTATATAAATTAAGAAAATGGGAAGATTTAAATTAGTTAAATCTTCTTTTCTATTAAATAAATATATTATAATTAATCAATTAGAAAATGGCTGATTTAGTAACAAGATTAAGTTTAGATTCAGGTTAGTTTGATAGTGGAATTTCATCTGCTATTAATTCTGTGAACAAATTAGATAAACAGGCAAAGTTGGCAAGTAAAGGGCTTGGTGATTTCTTTTCATAGTCTAATACCTCTTAGATGAGAGAAGCATTTGCTGGTGTAGATCAAGTCTTGAAAAATCTAGAAAGAACAGTTTCAGTTTCCGGTGGAAATATGAAAAAAGATTTAAGGGCAATGACAATTGCTGCTCAGGAGCTCGAAAAGACATGGAGACAATTATCTGCTGCTGAAAAATCATCTGGTGCCGGACAAGAATTAAGATCCCATATTGATGAGTTAATTAGCTCTGCCGGTAATTTAAAAGATACAATGGGTGATGTTTAGTCTGTGATTAATTTTCAGGCTAGTGATACTAAAAATCTTGATGTTCTTGCACAAGGTTTAACTACTGTTTCTGCAGGTTTTCAGGTTGCTGCTGGAGCGGCCAGTTTATTCGGTGTTAGTGAAGAAAAGATTGCTGCGGTTTAGAAAAATTTAGTCGCTGTTATGGCTATTACTAATGGACTCCAAACAATACAGAACGCATTACAGAAAGATTCTGCATTAATGACTTTTATTAGAATAGCAAGAGAAAAAGGTTTAGCTGCTGCATTAGGTATTAGAACTGCTGCTACGGCTGCTACTACGGCTGCTGAAACTGCACAAACTGCTGCTGTTGAAGCAAATACAGCCGCCTGGCTAACTAATCCAGTTGGTGTTGTTGTGGTTGCAGTATTGGCGCTTGCAGCCGGAATTGCCGTATTAACGTCTAAATTAATGGAAGATACAGAAGCTGAAAAGGGAGAAGCTGAAGCAATTAAATCTGTAAAATCAGCTACAGAAGAAGGTTATAAATCATATAAAAAGGCTGAATTAGAATTAGAACAATTAAAGAGAACTGTTAATAACTTTGTAGGTACTAAAAAAGAAGAAGAAAGATTAGTTAATGATTTAAATCAGAAATACGGTACTGCTTTAGGCAAATATAAAGATTTAGATTCATGGAAGAAAGCTCTGGCTAATACTAGTTTGTATTATTGTCGTGTTCTTTAGGCTGAAGCTAAATTAGCTGCTTTAAATGCAGAGGCTTATGGTGCTTGGGCAAAAGCAATGGCCGGTGAAGATTATGAGAAGAATATGGCGAAGTATAAGAAACTATTACCTGTGATTGAAAGTGCAATGGATGATGTAGAATTTTATAATCAACAACTTAAAATAGCTAGAAGATTATCAGGTGATATTTCAGGTGTTTCTGAGAAATCTACCTCTGGAAAAACAAAATCAGGTTCATCAAAAACAACAAAACAAGATTAGACAGAATTAGAAAAATATAATTAGACAATTTCTGAATTATAGAAAAAACTTGATTCTATTGATAAATCTAAATATCCGGAACAAGCAAGATAGGTAACAGAATAGATAGTTAAGAATTATAGAGAATTAGATAAGTTTTATGACACTACTACAGAAGAAGGTGCAAAGAAACATATCGATAACTTAAAGAAAATATTAACTTACTACAAAGTTGCAAGTAATGAATACAAACAAATTCAAGCTGAGATTGAAAAAGCTAATGAATTGTTGTATGTTTCTAAAGGTGGTAAAATAGGTGATTTTGGTTGGCAAAAGCAAGCTATTAAAAATCAGATAGATGTATTACAAAGAGAGTTAGATCATACAACTGATTCAGGAGCTAGATTAACATTGGAAATTGATTTAGAAGATGTTAAAAAGAAACTTAAAAAATTAGAAAGTGAATTACCGGCATTAAATCTTGAAGTAACTATTAATGAAAAATTTTCAAGAGATAAAACATTTGATTATAGGAAATCGGAGTTAGAAATTCTTAATGAAGAATTAGAAAAAGCAACTAAGAATTATGAAGATTTATATAATCAATTTAAGGAAAATCCTGATATGTACAGTTAGTTTGAAAAAGCAGGTGAAGCTGTTGATTCACTAAGAAATAAAATCACACAACTAAATATACAAACTGATATTAAAGATTACAATAAGAGACTTAATGAATTAAGGGAAAATCTAGCTAAAAATGTAGTTTCCGGAATTAGAACTGTTTATGATTCTATTTCAGGTATTGCTGATAAACTAGAAAATGCTAAAAATAGTTTTGAAAAAATACTTATTGTTGTTGAAGAATTTATTAATATATTCGATGCGGTTAAATCAGTAATAGATACAATTAAAGAAATTACAGAAGTAACTAATCTTTTAACCGGAGCTACACAAGCTGCAACTGGTGCTAAAGAAGCGGAAAATATTACTACTAAACAAGGGGAAGTTGAAAGTCTTGCAAATGCAGGGGCAAAAGAAATAGAAGCAAATGCTAGTGCACATGCTGCAGGTGCTGAAGGTGCAAAAGCTGCTTCTTCAGCAATGGCTCAAAATGCTTCTATGGGACCTTGGGGTTGGATTGCGGGCATAGCGGCCGCGGTTGCGGTTTTGGCGATGCTAGCAAGTATAATGGGAAGTTTTGCTAATGGTGGTATTGTTGGTGGAAACAGTTATCACGGAGACAGACTATATGCTCGTGTCAATAGTGGGGAAATGATACTAAATCAAAAACAATAGGCTAATTTATTCAGATTATTAGACGGTGGATTTAGTGCTGGTTCTTCATCTGGAAATGTTGAGTTTAAAATTAGAGGACATGAATTAGTAGGGGTTCTCAGAAATTATAATGATAAAACAAACAAATTAAAGTAATTATGACGAAATACAATTATAGAGGTTGGTTTAAAGACATTAATAAACATGATTATAAGATAGAGTTATTTCATGGAGATTCTTTTGAATGGAAAGAAATAACTTTACTTGACACACCTATAACAATAGAATGGGAAGGCTCGGATGATCTTCTATATAAACCTATTAAAATGAGTGGTGCAACATTAGGAATATTAACTAATGGCATTTCAGATTATTTGTTTGATTTATATTCACCAAATGCTAAAGATTGCAAAGTTACTTTATTTGATGAAAACAATAATATCGTTTGGATTGGTTATGTTACACCAAGTTTATATTCAATGGGTTATGAATATTCCCATGAAGAATTGAATGTAGATTGTATTGATGGTTTAAGTATTTTGAAATATATTAAATATACCTCTATTGATTCT